TCATGCCTCGTCCCTCCATGGTAGTCGTAACGTTATTCGTGTGTAACTATCAGGCTCACAGGCGACGCTTATCCCATAGTCATCGCCAAACCGTTCACGTAAACGCTTATCCACCAGATTCATCCCCAGCCCACTGGCATTGGTTACCGGTTGATACAAACCGGCATTGTCTTCGATCTCCAGCATCAAATGTTGCCCCTCACGTCGGGCGCTGATTGCCACTCGCCCTGTATCCAGCAGTTGTGATGTCCCATGTTTAATGGCGTTTTCCACTATCGGTTGCAGGGTAAACGCGGGCAATTGCTGCTGGGATAATTCTTGCGGAATAGCAATGTTGACCTGCAACCGCGACTGGAAGCGCGCCTTTTCAATTTGCAGATAAGCATTCACATGTTCAATTTCGTCGGCGAGAGTAACAAACTCCGAAGGCCGCTTTAAGTTTTTGCGGAAAAAAGTGGAAAGATACTGCACCAGCTGGCTGGCCTGTTCGCTGTCGCGACGGATCACCGCTTTAATGGTGTTAAGCGCATTAAACAAAAAATGGGGGTTCACCTGGGCGTGAAGCAGTTTGATCTCTGACTGGGTGAGCATCGCTTTTTGCCGCTCATATTGCCCGGCGAGGATCTGCGCCGAAAGCAGTTGCGCAATCCCCTCGCCCAGCGTGCGGTTGATTGAACTAAATAAACGGTTTTTGGCTTCATACAATTTGATGGTGCCCATCACCCGCTGATTTTCACCACGCAACGGAATTACCAGCGTCGACCCCAGTTTGCATTGCGGATGCAAAGAGCAACGATAAGGTACTTCGTTGCCATCAGCGTAGACCACTTCACCGGTTTCAATCGCTTTTAAAGTATAAGTTGAAGAAATCGGTTTGCCGGGTAAATGGTGGTCGTCACCAATTCCGGTAAAGGCCAGCAATTTCTCTCGATCGGTAATCGCGACTGCACCAATATCCAGCTCCAGATACAGCACCTGAGCCACTTTCATGCTGTTCACTTCGTTAAACCCCTGGCGCAAAATGCCTTCCGTCGAGGCTGCCACTTTCAGCGCAGTGGCAGAAAAAGCCGAAGTGTATTTTTCAAACATCGCGCGTTTATCGAGCAATATACGCATAAACAGCGCCGCGCCGACGGTATTGGTGACCATCATTGGCGCAGCAATATTACTCACCAGACGCACCGCATCTTCATAAGGTCGGGCGATCGCCAGGATGATCAGCATTTGCACCATTTCAGCGACGAACGTGACGGCACCAGCGGTAATGGGGTTAAAGACTTTATCAGTGCGCCCGCGACGGATCAGGATGCTGTGTACCAGGCCGCCGAGCAATCCTTCAACGATGGTCGAGATCATGCAACTTAGCGCGGTCATGCCCCCCATCGAATATCGATGTAACCCGCCGGTCAGGCCAACCAGCCCACCGACGACCGGACCGCCGAGTAAGCCGCCCATTACCGCGCCTATCGCACGGGTATTGGCAATAGAATCGTCAATGTGCAACCCAAACCAGGTGCCCATGATGCAGAAGATGGAAAAGACGATGTAGCAGAGAAATTTATGCGGCAGACGAACCGTGACCTGCATTAACGGTATGAATAATGGCGTTTTACTCATTAACCACGCAATGACTAAAAAAACGCACATCTGCTGAAGCAGCAGCAACACCAGATTAAAATCGTACATACCCGCAAACCACACTTCCCTTTAAAACGCGTAACATACATTGCCTGCGTTTAACTTTCTTTGAACTCTTGCAGAAAAATGAGAATTCGTGAGTACGATCACTCAAAATCGCCTGGCAAAAATAAAATCACCCTATAAATGCACAAAAAACGGGCAAAACTACCTGGTTCGCAAAACTGCGTCTAAAGTTAAACCGGGACCTCGCGAGCAAGGGTGAGACGATGGCGCTTTACACAATTGGTGAAGTGGCGTTGCTTTGTGATATTAACCCTGTCACGTTACGCGCGTGACGCAACATTTTTAAAAATCAACGAAGATCGTCCAGGAGCGCCGATTTTCAAGGGTTGGACAGATAATTCGTTTTCGATGTCGACGAACTTCGACGGATTTCGCCTATAAAAAGTGTCCCATACATGCCCCATTGATGCCCCATAGACAATATCAGCAATTGACACTGGTTATCTATACAACTAAAAATAACACTTGTACATAACCACAGTTACAGGAGGGTGTTATGCGTGTTGAGAGCTGTATCGCTAAAGAAAAAATCAGCAAAATGCCAAAAGGTTCTGTTCCTGCCCTGCAACAGGAAATGCTGCGCCGTATCAGGAAACGATATGACAATGCAGAAATCATCATCAAATCTGCCAGTAATGATGGACTCACTATTTTAAGAGCCACAGATAAAGAGTCCGCACACAAATTTGTACAGGAAACACTTCAGGAAGCCAGGGAAACAGCGGACGACTGGTTTATTCACTGACTAAAATCCCATCCACATGCCGGGAATTTCCTATGTCCGAAGAAAATGGTGTGGTTAACTAAGCAAAAGTGTCCCTTTATCGGTATAGTAACTCATTTTGTTAACATACGGTTACAAAATTAATGACAAGTGTTTATTTTAGCCACAAGAAATGTATGCAAACCAGAATTGGGAAATGCATTTATAAAATAAGGAATAGCAGATATGTTTGCAGCAAAGCCCGAATTAAGTCAAAGATGTATTTCTGGACTCCTCACAACTGGGCCAAATGATGAAAACGTAAATAATAAACCGTCAAGTGATATGCCGAACAGAATCAAACCAGTTGTAAGCGATTCACAAATCGGTATATATACAACTGACAGTAATACTCTGAAGGATGGATTGTGTAGCCAAGCCCACATAGGAACTCAACCTTATCGGCCAGGTGCTGACTCGCCGATAACTGTGAGATCATTCCTACAAATCACACTTTCCAACAATAATTACAAATCATTAGAGCATCTGCAAACACGAGCAGAGAATTATCTGAGGTATCGCAAAGCAGAAGAGAATATTCTGCGTTCGACCGTTGAGGGGCTAACCAATCCAGAATCTCCTGTATTCAAACAAACAGCATGGATGGGGCATCTGGAGCGTGGCCTTTGGAAAACGGAAACACACTGGGATGGAAACGACCGCGAGCAGCTAGGCAAAGAGGCTCTTGGCTCAGAGGAGCCAAAACCTGGTTCACCATTTTACGGTAGTCGTGGACTAAAATTATCCGACAGTGCGCATTCTGCCTTCTCAATGATGCTGTGCGGTTCTGAAGGTCCATTCACAAAAGAACAAGCACTCTCTGGTTTCGAGCTTGCTCAAACTGGCCAAGTGCTGGCTGGAAGGCTAAAGATTCAGGAGCGAGTTAAATTCCGCGCAGACAACCGCATTGATGCTCAGCGTAACGGTACACACTCAACCCGCACACCAACAGGCATGGATCTTTCTCAAGATATCGGCACAATTATGCGTGATAAAGCTGGGCTACCGGTCATGAGCGGAACATCCGGTTCCTCCTCTGACGCCACTCTTGCAACACGTTACGCTGCCGAGCATTTTGGTAAGACATGGGCCGCTCCAGGCTTAAGCCAAGCAGAAGGATGCAAAGCTATCTCGGATCTGTCACATCACTATTTTCGTGCAGAAGGCTCCAGTCCACCACAATCAATGGCAACGGGAATAAATAAGGTTCGTTATGATGCAGGAATGGAAGAGAAATATGTAAATACACTGGATATATTTACACATAGCTACCCAGAAATTTATGCTGGGGTTGCATTGACGATTGCTGGGGCTGGCGGTAATGATGAGCAGGCAATGTATAATGTTACGCAAGAAGCCGCTCGTATTCTGTACGAAGCTGAAACTAAAGATTGAACATGTTCTAGTGAAGAGGCCTACCCCAGAAGAATATATTCCACATTCAAGGCATTATTGATGAATTTTATAATCAATGCGAAAAAACTGGCATTGATTGTATACAGATTCTCCTGAAGGAGAATCTGTTCTGTCCCTTCTGCCAAGCAGTGTTACGCAACGATCAATCTTTCGTGTTCCTATTAATCAATGAGTTAGAGTCGATTAGTGACCTGAGACAGAGCATTAGCGCAAGGTGATTTTTTGTCCTCTTGCGCTAATTTTTTGTCATCAAACATACAGCCAATCAGAAGGGCATAAGCTGCCAAGCATTATATGTCTTAGTTTTATGCTCATTTTCATTAAAAATATATATAATAAGACTAATATCAGTATGAAATATTTATAACACTTAGAGTAAAAATGCAATCAACTTATACAATCAACAATAATTTAAACTATAAAAAACAATAGTAGAAACATTTATAATTTATTTTATGTATTCAAACGATAAACTGGTAAATTTAACAACTTAATTTTGAGATCTAAGTCACATTAATCAAGCATTCAAACAGCTATATATTAAAGCTGTCCACATCGGATATGTGACACTGATAATATCAATGGATTGATATTATTAATGGATATAAATTACGTCATAAGGATTTATCATGAACATTCAACCGATCGTACAATCCGGAATTACCACACAAAACAATCAACATCATCACACAGAACAAACGCCCCCAACACAAATACCGCAATCCGAATTACCTAATGGATGCGAAACGGGATTTGTTGTTTATATCCCAGAGGATATGCAGCGACATGCACCGGAATGCGGTGAAACAACAGCTCTGTTGGGTTTAATAAGAGATAAAGGTCTGCTCTCAGGGTTAGACGCATATCTTGCGCCTCATCTTGAAGAAGGCTCTGCAGGAAAAAAAGCATTGGATATGTTTGGTTTATTCAATGTTACTCAGATGGCATTAGAAATACCCAGTTCCGTCTCTGGTGTTTCTGGTAAATATGGTGTTCAGATGAACATAGTAAAACCAGATATACATCCCGCAACCGGGAACTATGTCTTACAGTTATTTCCTGCACATGATGAAATAGGAATTAACTACAGAGACCTTCCAGGACCACTAAAAAATGTATTGTCACCGGATGCAGTGCCTTGGTTTGGATTAACGGCTCAGGTTGTTCGTAACCATGGTGTGGAACTTCCTATAGTCAAAACTGAAAATGGATGGAAGCTTGTTGGAGAAACGCCTCTTACTCCTGATGGGCCAAAAGCAAATTACACGGAGGAGTGGGTTATCAGACCGGGAGAAGCAGATTTTAAATATGGTACATCTCCACTACAGGCAACTCTAGGGCTGGAGTTTGGCGCACATTTCAAGTGGGATTTAGATAACCCTAATACTAAATATGCCGTTCTTACCAATGCTGCCGCAAATGCGCTTGGCGCCGCAGGAGGGTTTGCAGTATCCAAAATCCCCGGAGTAGACCCAATGTTAGCCCCTCATATCGGCGCAATGGTTGGGCAAGCAGCAGGGCATGCCATACAGTGTAATACCCCCGGATTAAAGCCAGACACTATTTTATGGTGGGCTGGTACGACTCTGGGGCTGGCAGATTTAAACAAAGCCGAGACCGGAGAAGCCAGATTCACTGACTATCCTCGTATATGGTGGCATGCAAGAGAAGGAGCCATCTTCCCTAATAAAGAAGATATTGCCCGTGCAACAGGGACTGATATACGAGCTATGGAAGAAGGTATACCTGTTGGACAGCGACACCCAAAACCAGAGGATGTGGTAATCGATATCGAAAGCAATGGCTCACCACATCATAACCCATCAAATTATGTTGATACCTTTGATATAATCCAAGAAACAAGAGTCTAAGCTTTAACTTGTTTATTTTAAAATAATAGCTGAAATGGATGACAGCTATTCTTAATAAGAATCAATACATCTTCCTAAAAACCCCACAAAACAAATACACCAGAAAAATTCTAAACACATACACCTAAGCTCAAAAACAAAATTACTATTTGACTTAGCTTCCGTTTTTAATCCAATATCTTCAGGCTGCATCTCTACAGAAGAATGCATTTACATAAAGACGCTCTCAAGTCATCTGAAACATATCAACCACAGGCCCCTCTTACATTCTTGATGCCTGTGGCGTTTTTTACAAATTACTGACAGCAAATATTATCTCAAAGAAAATATTCTAACTATCTTTTATAATGAAGTTTCCCTTTGATGGGTCATATATACAATTTTCAGGTCTTACAATCATTGATGACGTTATTGGCTCCCGGGTCAGTGGGTGGGGTAAGCCTTCACCAGTCAAACGAGAAAATGCAGCGGCATCAAATAAAGTACATACATCTGAACCATCTGAATTCTTCACAAAAATACCTTTTTCAGGCTGCTCCAGTGTAATTGGACATTGAATAGCCTCAGGCGGGCACTGAAGTCTCTCTGGACAAACAGAAAACTTACATTGAGATATTTTGTTCTGAATACTCTCTTGCGATTGTGCTTCACCTGAGTCCGAAAGCATACTTAGCATTCTCTCACCAAGGGCTCGAGGACCAGTATTAAATCCCAAAAGCAATAACTCAGAAAGCAATCCGCCATTACCGCCACTGGATGAAAAGTGCCCATTAGTAGAATCATACACAATACTGACAGTTTCACCACCGACTGTAATATCTCCGCGCCCATTGGCTACAATTCGGGCACGAACAACCTCCAGCCCAAGATTAAATGAACGTGATCCAATATCTGAGGTTAATGGCATAACAAAACTCCCTATTTTAATTTAAACTCCAGACTTAAATAGCTTTAACAAACATCTGCCTTACATGACAACAAAAACCGGAGCCGGACTCCGGTTTTTGTGAACCCGTCGGCTATTTCATCCCGCCAATATTTTCCCACGTCCCGTCAGCACGCAGAATTTGCAGCGGTCTTACCACGCACTGTATCTGCTTTTTATCCGCATCCAGTATCACCACCTGCGTGATTACCCTGTCCTGCTCCGGGATAATGCCATTCTCATCGGACTCCAGAATATCTGCCGGTCCCAGTCGCAGCTGTGCTGTAAGTAACTCCCCGTTTTCACGGTCATCATGCTTTCCGCAACCGCACAGACGCTGCATAAGTTTTTTTAGTATATTCATGTCATTCTCCTGTTCTGCCTGTATCACTGCCCACTTCATCCAGCCCCTTGACATCCTGCCACGGCCCGTCGCCAAATCTGACCTGCAAATGCTGAAACAGCCCCTCAACCTGTGTGGCATCTTTGGGGTCAAGAAAGGTCAGTCCGGTGATGAGCGCACCATCTGTACCCGGGAACCAGCCATTGCTGTTTGTCTCAATAATGCTCGCCGGCCCCAGACGAAAACGGATTTGTGTCTCCCCCGGGTCGCCCTTCGGTCCCTGAGGTCCGGTTGCCCCCACCGGGCCAGCCGCACCTGTTTCTCCTTTCGGTCCCTGTGGGCCTGCCGGGCCTGCTGCCCCGGTGTCTCCCTTTGGACCCTGTGGACCTGCATTTCCCGTCAGACCGGTCTCTCCCCGCTCTCCCCTGTCACCTTTCGGCCCCTGCGGGCCTGCCGGACCAGCATCACCTGCCGGTCCCCGTTCGCCGGTTGCCCCGACAGGGCCGGTGTCACCGCGCTCTCCCTTATCACCCTTCGGCCCCTGAGGACCCGCGGGCCCCTGTTCCCCCTTTGGCCCGGGAGGTCCCACCACGGTGGGGATTCGGTTTACGGCCTCTTCCGCCGCTATCCTGCTTTGTTCCGCTGACTGTGCGCTTTCTGCTGACTCCCGGGCTTTTTCTGTTGCGGTCGTTGCATCCCTGGCTGCATTACCGGCTGCACTTTCTGCCGTCTTTCTTGACAATTCAGCATCTGTTGCACTTTGTAATGACTCTCTGGCTTTTTGAGCGGCCGCAGAGGCCGAGGACGAGGACGCTTCCTCTGACTTCTTTGCAGCGGCTGCACTTTCTGCCGCCTGCCGGGCTGACTCCGATGCCTCCCCTGCTGAAGTGTCAGCATTTGCAGCGCTCTCTTCTGCCTGACTGGCTGATATGCCGGCATTCCTCGCGGACGTCTCCGCCTCTCCGGCATTCTTCTTCGCCTCCTCAGCGTGACGCGCCGCTTCTTCCACCATCAGTTCAAAACGACGCAGTGCCTCCGGCCGGACGTCATCTTCCGACATGGCACCGAGAAAATCATTCAGCGTCCCCGGTTGAGAATCTTCATACACGGTGATGGTCCCGGCATGTGACGGCGGGAATCCTTCCACCAACAGAATGACGCTGTACTGACCGTACTCAACGTCCATGCTGTAACGACCGGCTTCATCCGGATTTTCAGAGGCCACCGTGTTCACCACCACCGTGTTGCTGGTCCGTCTGGCTTTCAGTTGAATGGTGCAGTTCTCTACCGGTTTTCCTGTGCCGTCTTTCAGTACACCTGAAATCTTTACTGCCATATTCACCCCACAAAAAAGCCCGCCTGAACCGGCGGGCTGTCATAACACTGTGTTACCTGGCTAATCAGAACTTATAACCGACACCCACGATGAAACCGTCAGTGCGCCAGTCGCCACTGCCGGAGCCTTCATAAGCAATATCAATGGCCACGGATTCGGTCGGGTTAAACTGCACGCCAGCCCCCCACGCCAGAGACGTGTTGCTGTGGCGACCGTCATCACTTCCGGTCAGCACATCGTGCGTTTTCCCCTTGTTGTCAGTTACGCGAAGATAATCCCCGGAGAAAGTCGACACACGGCTGTAAGCCACACCCGCCATCGCATACGCGCTGAACCATTCATTCACGCGCACAGACGGCCCCGCCATTACGCTGAACCAGCGGTTACGAACGGAATCTTCATGCCAGCGGGTATCGCTGTAGTGCGTTTTTTTCTCATCTTCAGCATTGGCATAACTGAAGGACGTAATCAGCCCCAGCGCGTCCGTAAACTCATAACGGTATTTCACGTTAATCCCGTTCAGATTATCGCTGCCGGGAGTGTTCGTACGGGCATGAAGATACCCCGCGCTCAGCGTGGACTGATGTTCAGACGCCCATGCAGGCGTACCGGATACGGCCAGACAGATGGCTGCGGACAAAATGGCTACACAAACTTTACGCATAATTACCTCTCGCTTTTCTGCAATAAAAAAGGCGCCATTTCTGGCGCCCGTATATGGGTTATAAAATTCAGCTGATACTGATGCCTGCGGTGGCTTTCTTCATCACCACAACCAGCAAATCGCTGATACTTGCTGTGGGATACCAGTTATTCACCAGCCATGCTGACACCGAAAACTCCAGCGTCATGTGGCCGCGACCAGCTGGCATATCAATAACACCACTGTAAATCAGCGTATTATCCAGCGCGGTACGGTTATAAATTTCAGCACCGTTTTTCCGCACTATCAGACGGCATGAGGAGTAAATATCAGTATGCTCTCTCTCATGTTTAGCGCCGCTGAATGCCACCGCCGGAATAACAATTTGCCGGTCAAACGGCTGATCGTCATAAACCCTGACGGTAATGGTCCCTGATGGCCACCGCTCCGGTGCACGGGAATCCCGGGGGAAAGCTTTGCCCACTGTTTTAACGAGATCGCCTTCAATCTGGTTCGCGGACAGTTTTCCCAGAACCCGACAGTTCTCGTTAATCGTGACGTTGTTGAGCGTCCCGGAATTCGCATTCACGTTACCGCTGATATCAGCATTTCTTGCGGTCAGCCTGCCCTCCGGCGTCAGGGAAAACGTCGGGGGATTGGCGGACGAGGTGATACTCACCGCAAACAGCCGCTTCAGGAACACATCGTTCATGAACAACTGATTCCCCTGCGCCACAAATAACGGCGTGGTGTTGCCGTCCTACGGGTTAATCATCGCAATACGGTCAGCCAGCAGCAGTATGTTGCTCAGGGGCTGGCCATCAGTATCCTCAATCCCCGCTCCAATACCGGCAACATAGGGTATGCCATTTTTTGTTTTCTGTACCTTCAGCATGTAAAGTGCAGCAAGGTCATCATTTGTGTCCTTCTGCACGCGCTGTATCTGCTGTATGGTGGCGCTCTGGTCTTCCAGCGTTTTACTGACCGTCTGTGTGATTTCATTGCGGGTTTCGGTGATGGTGGTCTTCATCTCCGCCATCTCATCCGCAAGCTGGCTGTTGTCTATCAGCTCCCACAGCCCCTGAGCCAGATGCAGTTTTCCTATTTTTTCCCGGAAAAATTCCAGATACCCTTCACCATCATTGCTGGGCTGCCCGCTGATTTCCACAAACGCAGATTTCCCCACCAGGTTGACGCTGCGCACGTAAAACCAGAAATCCTTCCCGGGCTTAATGTGCGGGCCGGATACACTCCACTGACTGCCGGTCCCCAGATAACGGGCAGAGGTTTCCACCTGAGATATGTCTGCGATTTTTGTCTCCGAAAACCAGAACTCAAACTGTACCGTCGGGTCATACACCGCAAGACGCGGGACCGCTGTTATCTGAAAATAGCCCGGTGTCAGCTCAATCGTGGCGGGTACCGCAGGTGCATTAATCCTGAACGTGGTGGTGGCCGGTTCGCCCTGCTGGCCATAACTGTTAATTGCCCTGACTGTCAGGGTGTATTCCCCGAGCGGCAGGCCACTGAAACGGTGCGCCGTGTCTGCGGTGATGGCGGTGGTCACCAGGCGGCTGTTTTCACCGCTTCCACTGGTCAGGCGCAGACTGAAGCGCACACCCTTCACCACCCGCGGCGTGTCCCATTACGCCTGTGCCAGATACTGACCGTCAGCCGCGCTCACCTCCACCGTCAGGTGCTGCACTGCCGGTGGAATAACGCTGTTCAGGGTGCCTGACTGCGGCTCAAAGCTGGCCCCGTTATCCACGATGGCTTCTTTTTCCGGTACGTGCTGCACCGCCGTGATGGCAAAGGTGCCGTCCGTGTTTTCCCGGATGGAGACACAGCGGAACAGGCGACGACGCAGTGACGGCAGGGAGAGTCCCCATACACCGTATGTCTCCACACCATCAGGCAGGGTGCTGACCTGTATCCGGTCCGGCGCGGGGTGTGCAGTGATGGCCACACTCACCGGCTTACCGCTGCCGTTAATCAGGTTCACCGTGGCGGCACCGGTCTCCGGCAGGGTCACCTCACGGTCCAGCGTCAGGGTGCGGCTGGCGGCATCGATGGACAGGATACGTCCGCCGGTCAGGGTCCCGGCATAGTCGTTATCACAGATTTCAATAATGTCACCGGGTGTGTGACGCAGCCCCTGTGACCCGAGCGTGAAATCCACCGTCTGCGTTTCCAGCAGTCCGGTCTTTATCACCCACAGCCCGGCACGGTGGGCCTGACCGCGACTGGTGCAACCGAACGCATCCATCTTCAGCAGGTTGCGCCCGTAGCGCAGTATGGCTTCCGGGTCTTCCACCAGTTCCGTGGAGGTCTGCCAGCCGTTCTGCGGGTCGGTGTAATTCACCTCCACCGCCGTGTGGCGGTCCTTCAGGGCGCTGAAGCTGTAGCGAAACCCCACGCCGTTATCATCCACCACCACATCGCTGTTGGTGTACGGCCACACCACATCCGACAGGCGGTCCTGAACAAACGTCAGCATCTGGCCGTTCCATACCGGCATACAGCGCATCGCCGAGCAGAAATCACTGAGAACATCCCACGCCTTACGCTGTTGTGCCAGGTACGCATTGAAGGTCATCCGCGGCTCGGTGCCCCCGAAGCCATCCGGCACCATCTGGTCGCAGTACTG